GGATGTTTTGGAATATTATCTTAACATTAGTAATAGCTCCTGCTGTATGGGCATTTAGAGGACTTGTACAGGAAGTAAAACGTATTGACATACTATTAAATAAAACAAGAGAAGAGTATGCCACACGTAAAGAACTTAGAGATGATCTTACGCAAGTAATGGATGCACTACATAGATTAGAAGATAAACTAGATAAAGTATTGAGCAAGGATTAATTAGATGGCACAGAAAAGAGAGATAACAGCAAGAGAAGCTAAGAATAATCTTGAACCTTTTGGTTATGATGGTCCTGCAAGATGGTCATCTATAGATGCTTTTGTTAAAGCTAATCCAAGAGCTAGAGCTGCAGTTACTGCTAACAAAGGTGCATTTGTACAAAGTGAAGCATTAGGTTTTTCTAATGGTGGTTATGTTAAAAGTTACATAAATGATTCAGGCACACTTGTTAAAGAAAGAGCAGATGGATCACTTACAAAATTTGGAGCTGCAGGTAATGTAGTTGAATTTGATGCTCAAGGTAATTTAACTTCTAATGTTTATGGTGGTCATACATTAGGTCAAGATAAAAAAGCTAGTGTTAAACAAGAAGAGTTAGATCAAGAAACTCTTGGTGCTCTTAATGAAACATTTTTTAATCCTACTATTAAAAGGGGAGATAGACAACGTATACCGGGAACAAATGATTTTTTTGGTAGAGATTCAACAAATGTAACTAAAGATGCTTATGATGCTAAAACATCAGGTGGTGATGATGGTGAAGGTATTTTACGTGGTAGAGGAGAAAGAGTAAGTCAACTTGTTGATCAAGGTGCAGCTGTCTTTTTTGATCCTACTAGTGGTACTGTAAAAATACAAACTCCAGATGGATCAGTTGCAGATCTTGCTTATAGTGCAGCTCAATATGCTGTGGGTCAAGGTTTAGTAAAAGGAAAACCTACTTTTGGTGCTGAAGAAGAAACTAAAGAAGAAGATACTACACCTGCTCCTACAACTCCTGCTCCTCCAGTTATGTCAACTCCAACAAGATCTGCTCCTGCTCCTGACATGCCAGCTACTATTTCATTAGAACCTAGTCAAGAAGAGATTGATATAGCATCTAAAATATTTTCTCCTGATGGAAGAGTAACATTACCTACTGGTACTTCTGATTTACCATCAATAGAAACACCTACTGTAGAAGCTCCTAAAGGAACAACAGCAGTAGATGCACCAACATTTGAAGCTAATGTACAAAGACAAGCTGAACAGTTTAAACAAAGAGGAATAGATCAAGCTCAACTTATAAGACCACAAACTCGTGCAGAGAAGATAGCAGCAGGTCAAACTGCAGGAAGACTTGAGCAAAGACTCTATCAAAACAGACAGGGTATGTCTACATATGTTCTTGGTGTATATAATAGTGAAGGTGTATGGACTCCCTCTCAACCTATACCTCAAGGATATAGAGCAGCTAATGTGGGACAAGTACCTTATCTTGTACAACAAGCAACATCTGCTCCTACTACACCTCCTAACACTAATCCTGCTGTTGATGTAACTACAAATCCTTTTGGAGTACCTGCAGATAAAGTTGGTGATCCAGAATATGTTAATGTTTATCAAGGTGGTATGATTAGAGGTTATAGTCCCGGTGGTTTGACAATTTATCCATCAGTTATGCCACAAGATCCTGATGATGAAACTAGTACACCTGAAAATCCAATTACTACACCTGATACTCCTAAAGTTACAGTGGCAGATCAACCTCTTACTAAAGAACAAGTAGCACAAGGTCAAGCTGATCTTACTGCAGGTGCAATACTAGATCCTGCAGGTACAGCAGTAGCAGCTCCTGTAGCTACAATTAACCCTGATGCAGAGGGTACAGTATTAGAAGCCACTACAGGTCAGACAGCAACTACTGCTCCTATTATTACTGATCCTGCACAGGTTGGACAAACAGTTACTGCAGATACTCCAGATAAACCTGATGTTACTAAAGTTACAACTCAGAAAGCACAAACAGATATAGAAGATGCTCTTAAAGATGTAACTGGTGCAAGATCAGAAGGTCCTACAAAAACAATAGAAGCACAAGAACAAGACACTACAAAGGTATCTGATCTTGAAGCAGCTCAAGGAACAGCTGCTGAAGCAGTTGCTGCTAAAAGAGAACTTCAAAAGGGAGAGTTAATTACAGACTATCCTGATATAGATGCTTCAACAGTAGACAAAGATCAGGTATCAGAAGCTTTTGGTACAGGAGAAGTAAAAGCTGCTTCTATGCAAGATGAATTAACTACCTTGATGGATCAGTTTGAGGGAGGTAATACACCACCTTGGGCAGCAGGAGCAATGCGTAAAGCTACTGCAGTGATGGCACAGAGAGGTTTAGGTGCATCTAGTATGGCAGGTCAAGCTATTATACAAGCTGCTATGGAGGCATCACTACCAATAGCACAGATAGATACTGCTAATAAACAACAGGTTGCTTTGTTTAAGGGTGAACAAAGAGCTAAGTTTATGCAGATGGAGTTTGATCAAAACTTTCAAGCTAAAATTATAAATGCTTCAAAGATTAGTGAAATTGCTAACATGAACTTTACTGCAGAACAGCAGGTAGCACTAGAGAATGCTAAGATGGCACAGACTATGAATCTTGCTAACTTAAATAATAAACAAGCATTAGTAATGGCAGAAGCTGCTCAGATCTCTCAGTTAGAAATGGCTAGTTTAAATAATAGACAGCAAGCTCAAGTTCAAAATGCACAAAACTTCTTGCAGATAGATATGGCTAATCTTAATAATGAACAGCAAGCAGAAATATTTAAAGCACAGACTATTGCTAATACTATTCTTAGTGATACTGCTGCAGCTAATGCATCTGAACAGTTTAATGCATCAAGCGAGAATCAAACTGAACAATTCTTTGCTAGTATGAAGTCTCAGATTAGTCAGTTTAACTCTGCACAATCTAATGCTATGTCACAGTTTAATGCAGGTGAAGCTAATGCTGTACAAAAATTTAACTCAGAGTTACAAGCTGCAAGAGAACAATTTAATGCACAGATGTATGCACAGATAGCACAAGCTAATGCTAAATGGAGACAAGATACCACTACTGCAAATACAGCTGCTGCTAATCAAAGTAACTTTCAATTTGCAAAAGATGTTAATGGTTTAACTAACAAAGCTATTGATGAGATCTGGCAAAGAGAAAGAGACATCATGAACTTTGCATTTACCGGAGCAGAGAATGCTAAAGAAAGAACTATGAATCTTCTTCTTGGAGACAAAGAGTTAGAAAAAGTAAGACTACAATTAGATAAAGCTGAGAATGATGCATTCACAGAAAATATCTTTGGTTTACTTTTTGGTAGTGGTGGAATAGGTAGCCTATTTGGTGGTAAAGGATTGATTGGTCAGTTATTTTAATTTGATGTTATTTAGAGGCCTACTTATTTTACTTTCGTTATTATTAATATTAAAGGGGACAGATATGTCTAGTATGTATGAACAAGCTTATAATCAATACCTAAAGATGGAAGGTAGTTCTTTTGTTTCACCTGAGAAACCTAAATCGTTAGGTGGTAGACCTGATGTTAAGGTAGCTGATGCACAAATATCTAAAATAGGAGCTACTAATATTGCTATCTATGAGAGATTTAGTGCTATTAGAAAAGAAAACAAAAGACTTAAAGAACAAAACTTCTTAAAAATGAAAGCTTCTTCAGGTAAGGATCAACCTATTAATACTAGACCAGATTTAGAAAAAGAATTTTCTGAGTCTGATGAATATAATACTGAGAGAGCTAATAGATATTTTAAAGATTTAAAGAGTGAGTTTCCTAATCTTACTAAGAAACAACTTAGTGCCATTGTTGGTAATCTTCATCATGAATCTAGAGGTTTTACTGCATTTAAAGAGACTGGTGGTAGAGGTTTAGGTGATGCCCAATGGACAGCTACAAGAAGAAAAGAATTTTTAGACTTTACTAAGAAGAATGGTTTAGATCCTAAAACTTATGAGGGTAGTTATGCTTTCTTGATTCATGAACTAAAGAATAATAGAACTCATGGATTTACAGAGGATTTTATGGAGAAGTTTAATAATCAAGATTTAAGTATTAGTCAGCTAACTAAAATGTTTGAAAGACAATATCTAGTTGCAGGTGAACCTAAGATGCAAAGTAGAATTGCTGATGCTAATTTTTATTTTAATAGAGAGGACTTATAATGCAATTTAACAGACCTGTTCCGGGTCAATCTCTAACATCAACACCTAAAGGTGCTCCATATGAGAGACCCCCAGAAATAAATGATCCAGTAAAAGCTTTAGATTACCACTTAGATATACTTGATAATCCTAAAGCAGTGGAACAAGCAATGTTTATGTTAGAGATGGGTATAGATTTGTCTACATTAGTAGAAGGTATTACTCGTAATGCTGTGATGGAAGGTATACATTCAATAGATATAAGTTTAATAATAGCACCTGTTATACATGAATACTTAAAAGGTTATGCAGATTCATTAGATGTAAACTATGATGAGGGTTTTGAAGATAAAGAAGAAAATGAAAGAATATCTTATGCTAGAAATGAGGCATTAGCTTTAAAGTTTTTATCTGAGAGACAAGAAGGGAAAGGCAATATGAGAGATGGTGAGAGAACTTATTTTGAAGATTACGAGACTGATGAAATAGATCAGGATATGGTTGTAACACCTGAAGATATTGAAATAAAAAAGGTTATTCGTGAAGGTCAGGGTGACATGGCATCAGTTGAAAAACCAAAAGGATTAATGGCGAGGGCATAAAATGAGATTAACAGCAGTAGGTATAAGAAACTACCAAGATAAAGTAGAAGCTCGTCAAGATCAACGAGAAAAAACTATTATGGATTTATATGCTAAAGGTGGTCCATCAACTATAAGAAAACTTTTTGGTAAATCCACTATTGATAATAGAGGTATTAATTTATTTGATACTAAAAAATCTAACACTGATGATTTGGAAAGTACTAATAAAAATTTAGATATAGCTGACATTGAAATGTCTTACTTAGACACTCCTAATCTCTCTACTAAAAATTTAGCTATAGCTGAAAATTTAATAGAAAACTTTGGAATGAATCCTAATGCTGTAGCAAGACTAGCTATAGATCCTACTAGTTTTGAAAGACTTGCAGAATATATGAGTAAATTAAGTGAACAATTTTCTGAAAAAAAGTTTAAAGAAATGACTAAAGAAATGGCTGCTCAAGAAATAGGTAATATTTTAGATACTGCAATATTTAAACAAGGCACTACAAGTGGTAAATTAGATATGTCTGCTATTGAAAAATATGTAGGTAGAGAGCTTGATGTTTTGTATAAAACAATACTTCAAGAAGAACAGTTGTCTAGTGGTGCAGTAGTTTTTCCTGAGAGAGTATTAGTAGAAACACCTGATCCATCTAAAATACCCGGATTTATAAAATCAGCTTTGTCATCCCCTTATAATAGAGCTTTACAAGAACAAGGTTTTTTAAGAAGAGAGCTTGCAAAATTTACAGCTTTAACTGATCAAGGAACTAACTTATCACCTTCTCAAGAAAATGAAAAACAGTGGTATGTAGAAAGAAATAAAGAAGTAACAAGAGCTATAAACGAATTTAAAAAAGACAGGTTTGGAGAGTTAGCTTATATTTATGGTGGATCTTTTTTACAAGACATGTTAAAAAATTATGCAAGTTATGAAGAGTTAGCTCCTATACAAGAATTAATTAGTGTATCTGAAGATGCTCCTCCAATCAGAATACCTGCTAATGTATTAGGGGGTCAAGATCCAAGAGATTTTTTAAACTATTTAATACAAAAAAGAATTTTAAGAGTTGGTGATCAATTTATTTTATACGATCCAACTACAAATAATACAATATTACAAGATTATATAACAGAATAATGCCTTATAGTATTTCAGAAAATTTAAACACAGGTTCAGGTTATAGTATATCTGAAAATATTAGTAACAATAATGGTTACAGTATTAGTGATAATGTTGTGCCTCAAGAAATGCCTGTAGAAGTTCCTGTTGGAATTGATAAACAAACATATGTTGACTTAGATAAAATCTTTGAGGAATATGGAGGAAAATATAAACTAACTAAGGAAAAAATTCTTGCTGATCCAAGACTGATGGATGTAGTAAGGTCTAGTTTAGAAGCTAGATACATGCCCGGTGGTGTATTAACTAAAGCAAGAAGAACTGCTGTAGGTTTAGCAGGTGGAGATTTTGGTGGATTTAGTGGTAGAGACTATAGAAGTATGTCTGATGAAAAAGTATTTGAAATTTGGCAAAACTGGATGAGATCTTTTTCAGGTGGTCAAACAGTAACCACTGGCAATGAATTAGCTTATGGCATGAATGCTCCTGATGAGATTAAAGTACAATTAGGTGCAGCATATAAGTTATTTGATGATGGCATGACTAATGCTATAGTTGGAGATGGAACTCTTTCTGAAATGGGAGATGCAATATGGGACTATACAAAAGCAGCTGTGTATGATCCTAGTACATTATTAGGATTAGGTTTAGGAAAGCTTATAACTTTTGGTGCAACTAAAACTACAGCACAAACTGCAAGAAAATTAATGCTAGCTGCTTATAAAGAGGCAGTTAAGAATGGTGCTACAAAAAAGTTTGCTTTACAACAAGTTGGTAATGCTGCTCTTAAAACACTACCATTAGCATTTGTTGATGCCACAATAGGTGCAGGAACAGATGTTGGTTATCAAATGCAACTAATAGATGTTGGCGTTCAAGAGGAATATAGTGCAGCTCAAACTGCTTTAAGTTTTGCAGGTGCTATGGCTGTAATACCAACACTAGCTTCGTTAGGTGCAAGTGTTAAAGAGTTTAGAAGAGGTCCACTTAAAAATACCTTTTTAGCATTCGATGAATTTGAAGAAAACTTTGCAAAATTAGGAGCAAGAGAAGCAGAAAACATACTTAAAGTTTCTGTATCTGAGAATATGGATAGTATTATTAAATCTGTTGATGAAAACTTTGGGTTAATAAAAGGAGATACTAAAAACTTTTTACTATGGCCTGAGATAAAACAGAAAGCAAAAAAGAAAAATATTAAACTTGGTAAGTTAAATGATGCAGAAGCTCTCAATGCTTTCTATCAATATTTTTGGTTAGGAGATCCTGAGAATGGAACTAAAGGATTTTTTCAAGCATTACAAGAAGCAGGTTTTGTAGCACACCCTGCTTTGATAGAAAAATATGGTACTATAACTGGAGTTTATGCTAATGCTATCACAGAATTTTTACCTAGAGGTAAAGCAAAAGAAATTGTTAAACAGTTTGAAGATAAGACTGGATACAAAATAGAATTTGCAGATGTGTTAAGAGATCGTAACACTGGTGAGGTTATTGTAGATAAAGAAGGTAGAGCTGTATTAAAAACAATAACTAAAGGAGATGATGTTACTGCATCAGCATTAGGTTTAACATTTGCTGACTCTGTCTCTAAAGCAGGTGAAGCTTTGTGGCTTCCGTCTGAATTAGGTAGACTTCAAAAAGCAGGTTTAAATATTAAAGATGCTATTGATATGGCAGCAGGTACTATTAGTAAAGAAGATTCTCCACAAAGGAGACAGTTTTTTCTATCTACTTATAAGAGATTATTAACGTCACATTTATCTACAACAGGTGCAAATATAAAAGGTTTTACAGCAATGGTTAGTATTAATAATCTTGCTGATATAGTTACAGGTGCATTAAATTATTCACAGGGTGCATTTTACAAATATGGTTTGAATGATTTTGCTTCAGCAGAAAAATACTTTAATGAAGGTTATGGTAATATCTTTGGTTCTATTAGAAGAGGTTTTGATGTAGTATCTCCAGACTTATCTATAGAGTATGCAGAGATGATATTTAATCTTAACCCCAAAGTAAAAGAAAAATTATTTAGAGATGTAACTGGAGATGGTGGTGTAAGAGAATCATTTGAGCATTTTAATTTAGACAAGGCTGATATTATTACTAACGCTGCAGGTAAAGTATTAGATGCTTATACTAAAGGTGTTCAGACAATAACTTTAGTTAGACTACAAGATGATTTAACTAAGCGTTGGGCTTTTGGTACTAATTTAAATCAAAGAATAATGAGTGTATATGGTGTGAGACCATCAGAGTTTTTTGCTAGACCTGATGTTGGTCTTGAAATGGCTAGTAGTAAATTTAAAGAACAGGTTTTAGATAGAGCAGTGTTTAGAACATTAAGAGAAACAGCATCAGTAAATTGGTCAACACTGCCAACAAGAAATGGTTTTAGAGCCATGGCTAAAACTATAGAAAATTTAACTAACACAGCTGATAATTTTGGTCAAGGTACTCTAGGTTTTATTGTTCCTTTTGGTAGTTTTTTAAATACTACTATTGCAACTATGGCTGATTATACTGGCTTAAATATGCTGAGAACAATGCATAGAGAAATAACTGGTCAGACTGCAGACTTAGCTGATTCTACTGTAGTGGAATCTATAAGCAAGGCTGTTGTTGGTTTAAGTGCTATATCATTAGGAATCCCTGCAGCTAGAGATAGAATATCACAAGGTCTGGGATTTAACGCAGATAGAAAAGATGATGGATCTATAGAGGATAGGACTTATGATTGGCCCATATCTACTATAAGGTTAATGTCTCAAATGGTAGCTCATGGTATGGGTACTAGTAATGATATAAAAGATTTTAGACTACAGAATGTACCTCAAGATCTTTTTGATGAATTAGCTTTACAACTAGGTGGTCAAGCAGTAAGAGATTTAGATTATGCAAGTCAATCTTTATTATATTTTGCTAGAGAATTGACTCAAGGTAATGCTCAACCACTTTTAGATGTTTTAAATGGTTCATATTCAACAGTTGTTCAAGGTTTTACCAGACATCTTGAACCCATTAATGTTGTTGCAGGTATAGTTACAGATCAAAATTTGAATCCTAATCTAAGAGAAGGTGATAAATTACAAAATGAAATAATTAAATATGTTAATAATATTCCTACTTTGTTTTCTAAAGAAAATTTAGCAAAAGATTTACCTAAAAAAGCAACACCATTTAGAGGAAAGTATTTTAATCCTGATATTGGAAAATTAATTTTAGGTATTAGAACTCTAGAAGAACCTAATATTATGGAACAGTTAGCAAATGCTGCCGGTATGAAATACTGGGATGTATTTAAAGTAACTGCCCCTAAAAGTGTGCAAAATCAAATGAACTCTATTGCTCAACCTTTTTTTGAATCAAGAGCAGTGGAAGCATTAAAAAAATATCCTAACTATTTTAGAATGAGTCAGGATAGAAAAGAATTTGTAATTGCAGAAATATCTGAAGCTGTTAAACAAGATGTGTTTAAAGTTGTAGAAGATGGTATGCCTAAATCAATTAGTATTATTAGGTTATTATCTAATAAAAATAAGAAAGAAGTACAAAATGTTATAGACTTTCTTAATATAGACGGTGTAAATAAACTTGATGATGTATTAGACAAAAAAGATTCATTAGGTATTTTATTAAAAATACAATCTCTTGTAGATATTTATGATGAAATATTTTATAATGAGTTTAATATGGATTAATCTTCTTCATCTAATAATCTATCTGCCCACTCATAAGCCTCTTTAGCTACTTCTATCTTATCTGTTTTACCCTTAGCAATTAGACCTGATAATGCTTGTCCTGCAAGATAACGTCTAGTTGTTAAGGGTTTTGCTTTTTTAGTAGGTTTAACTATACGTAGTCTACGAAAGTTTCTTGCTTCTTGTTCAAGATTTTTCCACACGATTTTCTTTGATGTCATCTCTTTGTAACCACCTATCTTTTAGTCTATTTAAATACCAGATTGCTTTATCAATATCTTGTAGTCCATTTTTATATTCACATCTCCACAAATATTTTAATACATTTGCAGCATGTGGTGCTATATCTCCAGACATTTTTTCTGTCATGGCCTCAATAGCTTCAATACACTCTAGTCCACCACGATTGTAATGCTTAGGATTATTAACATCATCATAGTGTCCATGAAAAGTTGTATCAGTAGTTAAGGTAATTGTATCTTTCATATTTTCTCCGTCACATATTTCACACTCATAACATTTTAAGTCATCATCAAGATAGTTGCCACACATAGAGCATATTTCTTTAGGGAAGATTACTGTCATGTTAAACTCCTATGTCTACAACCTCACAAGAATCACCACTACAAGCCATAGTCTGACTGCCAGATGTAGTGTCACTTACTTCATAGTCTCTTAGTTTAGACCAATTAATTCTAGTATTCATTTTAGAAAGCATATCATTATATTCATCTTCTGTACACTCTTGATAAGGTGCTTGTTGATATACATGATCAGAGTGTGGTAAAAAGGATACACCAGACATTTTATCAAAATGTTTGAATACAAATGCACCTACATCTAACCACTCATTTTCTTTAACGGTAACAGTAATAGATGGTTTATGCTCACACCAATGCTCTTGATATATTAACCAGATATTCAATTGATCTATAGCAGATAGTTCATCTCTAATTCTAGAACCTTTAGGTGACTTCATAGGAAAACTAAATACTGTAGTAGTATCAGGTTTCATTACACATGGTTCACTAGGTACACCTTGATCTATCATAAACTTTGTAAGTGGATCTTTGTTATCACCACGTACTGTTCTTATGTAATACTTAGAATGTCTAGCATGAATACCACTAGCTGAATCACACAGCTGAGATACTGTACCACTAGGTTTAACACATGTAATAGCAGTACTCTCTTGAATACCAAACTTCTTAGCAAACTCTTTATTAGTATCAATAGCTACTTGTTTATATCGTGGAAGTCTTTTATCCATATCAACTAGATTACAATTAGTATGTATATTATCCATGATACCTGTAAGACTTACACCAAGTAATCTCTCTTCTTCAGTATTAGTTCTCCATATTTTTCTTAAGTATGGAAAGTCTGTGAGTGTAGCTTGAGCTGTTCCTAGTATAGTAGCAATCCTAATCTTCTTCTCTATATCATCATCTTTGTCACCATCTTTTATTACTACTTCAGTAAGGTTACAGAACTGATGTGGTCTTAGTATTATTTCACTACAAGGATTAGTACCAAAGTCATAGTTAGGATCTCTTCTCTCATTCTTCATAGCTTGTTTCTTAGCAGATACTCTATTAAAGATACCTCTCTCACCTGACTTAGATTCTACTAATGAAGTCCACTCTCGTAAGAATGTTTCAGAGTCAGGCTTATCTGTATAAACGACAGAGTTATTAGACAATGCCATATGTGGAGCAGTCTCCCACCATTGACCAGTCTTAGCATGACGCATTCTAATATCAGATAAGTTAGATAAACTAATCATAGCTGATCTACGTACACCACCTACCACTACAATCTCACCAACCTTACACATAATACTATGACAATCATAACTAGATAGCTTTCTACCTTTTGCTTCTTTAAACATATTAATAGTAAACTTAAATAGATCAACAAGAGGAGCAGGTCCAGATGCTCTACCACCAAATGTTTTTAATCTAGCACCTGCAGGTCGAATCATACTAACATCATAGGTTGGTATCTCACCTGCATATAATAAAGCTATAAGCATACGAAATGCTCTTGCCCAACCTTCTTTACTATCTCTTACAACAATAGTAGTTTGACTATCTACTAAAACATCTGGCACTTCTGGTAGTTTATCTACATACTGTCTTTCAACAGAGAAGCCTACACCTGTACCACAAAGTAATATATACATAGCTTCATCAAAAGATTTAATATCATCTACCGGTAAATAACTACAGTTATATCCTGCAGTATTGTCTCTATCTAGTGCAGGTCCTGCAGTCATTAAGGCTCTCATAGAAGGCATAACATCTAGGTTATGTATAGCTGCCCATATTTGATTACTAGTATTCTCATCTATCCCTACTTTCTCAGACATATAATCTACATATCTAGTAACAGTTTCACTCCACGTTTCTCTTCTCCCCTCATCATCTAACCAACGTGCATATCGTGATGTTGCAATAAAGTTTTGGTAATCTGTTGGTAGTGCATTACTCATCTATTATCTCCTGATCCTTGTATTTTATTTCTCTTTTTTCTATCATGTAATTTTTTAATATTAGTATCTAATACAGTTTGTAAATCAGATCCTATATGATTAGCCAGAGCAGTAGTATAAAACAAAACATCTCCAAGCTCTTTAACAATATCTTCTTTTGAAAAATCTTCATCTCTAATAAACTTTTTTATTTTTTCTGCTACTTCTCCTGCTTCTCCAACCAAGCCTAATGTATTTTCTACAAGTCTAGTATTAGCAACAGTAATAACTAACTTTTCTACTTCTTCAGAATAATCTTTTATGTTCAATCTAATCTCCTTACTACATCTATATCTTCAATTTCTAGGTCATCTATATCATAAAGAGCAGACTCTATAGCACTAGTAATAGTGTCTATGTTATTAGTATCTCCTACCTCTAACATATTAGAATCATCATCTATATCTATATTAATTATTACTTCATACTTCATAACAAGAACCCCTAGTTATATCTAAATATTATTAATTGTCAACTGCCATATTCGGCTTTTAATCTTTCTAACGAAACAAATTCTGGATCGTATGCACCATTGTTTATATTTCTTTTTATGACTACACCTTTCCACCACTCTAAGTTTGCCTGACCTGCCCATCCTTCTTGACCACCTTTAAAAGAACCTGCTACTAATCCTATAGATGGATTAGGAAATGCATCATCTTTAAAGTAAATATGTCTTCTATGACTATGTCCAACTGTAGTAGAAGAATGTCTCTTCTTAATCAAACTATAGGCATGATGCTCTCCTGACATAGCTGTACCATAATTACCAGTAGCTATATAGTGTGCATAAGATACACCATCTTTTGTAAATACATCTGGTGCTGAGTTTTTATACTCATAGTATTCATCAAACCAAGTCTTAGTTTGAAGATGGCTAAAACTAATACCATACTTTACACCTTCTAGTCTAGGATCAAAACCTATTGCTTTCTTTATTCTATGCTCATGATTACCTTCTGCTCCAAAGAACGCAGGTCTTTTCTTCTTCATCTTTTTAAACTTGTATCTAATACGTTCTTGAGAATCATTATAACTATTAATATCTTTCTCATAGTTTTGTGATGCTATTGCAGTAGGATACTTTGTATCGTAACTATTTAATGATCTCATGTCTGCTCCATCTCCAAGATCAATTACATAGTCAGGTTTAAGATCATATATCATCTCACCTAACCAAGTAAATCTCTCATTGGATACCTCTGGATCTGCATGAGCACATGTATATACCACAGCTGTTTTACTCATGATAGTTTTCCTAAATAATCTTTATCTCTCATATCTATTTCTAGTGCCTCCATGTTGTTATTGAAATAGTTTTTCCATTGATAGACTTGATCAAGAGTCTCAAAGAAAAACTCGTGATCTATAAGCTTGCCATCTATTTCTACTTTACAAACAGCAAACCATTCTAGTTCACCTACATGAGGATAGTCTTCAATATCTTCAGGTGGTAAATCTGTGTAATGATATGGACCTTCTGTCATTGCCCATATCTTCATCTTAGTTATCTCCATTTATTTTCCAATCTTTAAGTAAGTCCATGTAATGTTCTAGTCCTATCATTACAACCCAAGGTCTATGATCTGATCTATAAAATACTACAGGCTCTCCTGTATTATGTTTAACTGCTTGTTCTATATATGTATACACAGTCTTCAACTCATTCTTACGTCTTTTAATTTCTATTGATAATGGTAGTCTCTTTCTAGCTTGTGGTGAGAACTGTATATCTGCACCTGTATCTCCCATTATAGCAGACTTAATATCATCTTTTTCAAAATGTGGAAAGGACTCTAATAGTTTATCACGTATCTCTTGTTGTCCTAGTCTACCTTTAGCTTTAGCTGACCTGCTCATCTATCACCTCTTTAACTTTAGGTTTACTTTTTACTTTAATAAGAAACTCAGGACCATAAGAATATAAGAATGTTCTCATCTCCGGCCAACAAGTTTTCTTGTACTCACAGTAACTACATTGCACACTAAGCTTAGTATTAGGACTAGTTTTAGATTGTGGTATTGGATCTATCCTCTCTTCTGGTATATCTCCTTTGACCATATCTTTAACTTCTAATATCTCTTTCTCTTTAGTTTCTAATTCTTTAGAGAAATCATAAACATCCAGACAAACATGTCCATTCTGTTTATCAACTGCAAGGAAAGCACCATGTGTTTTATTAGTAACAAGTGGATCATCTTTACCTGCATAAACATATGAACTGAGCTGTGATATATAACCGAATGGATCATCATCTCTTAACCTTCCCTCTTTAAACTTTTTAAATGCATAGCTACTACATGATTTAACATCAATAGTCATACCATCTATGATTGCATCTCTGTGTCCTTTTACACCATGAACATCTAGTCTGTCTTGCATTCCCTCTACTTTATGTCCACTAGCAGCAGTTAAACACAGTATTAATTCTTCAATCATATCCCCATAAAAAAACTTTAGTAATGTATATGCTTCTAATGGTTCACCTTTACCTACTAAGTTAATCTTATACCATAGCTTACGTTTACATGGTGTTCCAACTGACGACAAAGAAAGATAGCTTCTTGGTTCTTGTGGTTTAAGAAACCTCTGGCAAGATAACATTGACAGTCTGGAACTAAAGTGTCTAGTAACAGCTGCATTCCAATTACCTTCACCTTGTATAGTAGAGTATATGTCTTCTACTAATGTATCAATCTTTTTCATAAGATGATCCTTTATGTTTTCTTTTTCTAAATATATTTTTAATTTTAAGGGGAATAACCTTGAGACTAAACTGAGGAGATTGTAAAGATTTAGCCTCAAGGTTTCGTGGTTTAGGTCTCTTAAAAGAGTACTTCTTCACTTGTTTTCTTAGATGGTTTCTTCGTAGAGGGAGGCACGTCACCATCAGTTTGTGGTTGAATATACTCTACATGCTCAAGAACTTTTACCTTCTCTAGTCTAGTACCTACGTTCTGATACTTGGGTATATCATATACAGATAGCTGAACTTGAACAGTAGACCCATTACCAATTGGTCCATCTTCATCATAGCTCCAAGGTGTATCATCATTCTTTACAACGATTGGTGGACCACATTCCCAATCATTATTGGTCTTGAACTTTCTATCAAAAGTTATCTTCTGACCTCTACCTTGAGCATCTACAACACCTTTCTTCATAGACTTAGAAGACTTTAGCTTACCAAAGTTATCGTCATCTAATATTACATCAATAGTACAAGCACCATCAGTTGCTTCATATGTACCTTGTGCTTCAGGTGTTGGTTTATAACCAGTCTTGTCACGATTTTGTTCAAATACTTTTGCCCACTCGGAGATACCGGTTAATATTACTTTTCTTGTTGCCATTTAAGACTCCTATAATTAATCAAAAAATTATTGTAACACGATTACTATTTACAATGCAAGTATTATTAATGTATTTGTGCATAATTTTTTCCAAACTGTACATCAATACCTAACTCTACATTTAGTTTGAGCTGTTCATTTAACTTATCAACTGCCCAATACAATGCATTCTCATGTTCCTTCTCTTCGCCCAAAGGAACTACATTAATACTTTCATCATGGAACTGACCCACAATGTTTGGTCTTCTAGTACGATAGAATGCCACCCACTTGTCAAAGCAATAAGAACCTGTGCTTTGATTAATAGTAGAGAATGCATCTTTCTCGTAGCGAAGACTATGCCAGAACTTACTCACAGGATTTTGTATCCACATCTCACCTGCTATTCTTCGTATTGGTTGAGACTCAGAGAAAGCTTTGACAGACCAATTTCTTTTCCAGTAAGCATCAAGAAGTTCTTGTGCCTCACGTACAGACATACCTGTCTCTCTGGATAACTTAGCTGCACCTACACCATAGGTTGCAGAATAATTAACCACTTTAAAATTCTTTCGTAGTGACTTCAAATCTTTTTCACCACTATTATGTTTATTAATATCATCTTGTGTAATCTTACCTGCATGTTTAGCAAGGTCAAGGTGTGGATCAAAACCATCTCTTGACATTTCTTCTACATACTTTGGATCGTATGGTTTCATATAATGTCTCTTAGTTGTATCCTCAAGAGAAGTCATGTCAGCACCACATAATGTAGAATCTTCAGGTGCTACTAAACAACTACGTATCTCTTTACCCCAAGGCTTATCAACTCCGGGAAGATTAACAAGAGGTTTCTTATGTTTAAATCTAAAGGTATTAGTAAGACCATCTATCTCTGCCTTGAGATAACCATCTTGTTCGCATTCAACAAAGCCATTAAAGATACCTAGTCTATGTTGTATAATAGTAAGACCTTCTAATGTTGCAACAGCTGGGTTCTTTTCTATTAATAACTTTACAGACTCTGTAAGCTCACCATTCTTTCTGACTTGTTCTACTTTCTTTTCTTCACCAGTGTCTTTGTTCTTGTTGTATTTAAATGTGCAAGGCTTCCAACCTAAAGACTTCAACCAATCTTTTACTTGATCAGTAGAGTTAGGGTTAGCATCTTCTGCACCTTTTACTACTGTCACTTCACCATTGTAACCTTCAGGTAAACCATACTCTTCTAGTAAAGAATACCATCTCTTACCATGAGATGAAAGAGAACCATCTTTCTTAAAGCATACTTTAGGTTTAGTCTGTACCCTATACAGTTTTCTCATAGGCATAGCATCAGATAGTTCTGTCACCTTTTCTGCTTGTAAAGTTAGTAGTTGATCTACACAAGACTTAGCCATGTCTACATCTAACTTCCAACCTTGTTGTTCAGCTTCTTTTGCACAATCCATTTTGAACTCTAAGTATCTGAAGAACTTATCTAATTCATACCTATCTTTGTATAGATGTAGAAATCTTTTCAACAAGTTTGTCCACAATGCATCTGTTATCATCACATCATTAGTACATCTGTCAACATACTCTTGTAGAGATAGGTTCTCCCAATCATCTATCTTTAGTTTAGGTATACCAAAGTCAGCAAAGAAACTATCAAGTCCATGCTTAGGTCTAGTTGGGTTAAGCACCCAAGACATAGGCAAAGTATCAAAACGTCTAGCAGTAATATTAATATCTAGTATACGTTCTAATACTGGTACATCATAACGTATGATATTGTGACCTACTAATCCCTGAGCAGATAACAATACATCTCGCATATAATTGTAGTCATCTGTAGCAGTACACTTAGATACTTCATCATCTGTATCTCTGAATACCATACAGTGTATCTTGTCTGGATTAATACCATTGGTTTCAATATCAAATATTATCATGCAGCTTCTTCTCTCCCTATTACAACTTCTTCAGTAAGGATAGTAGTATCAGGATTATAGTATACTGTACCTGCATATCCTAACTTAGCGAATGGTCTATTCTTATCGACAATAAAGGTAGTAGTATTCTGTACTATCTCATCTTCACTTTCAATATCTCTTTCAATCTTGATACAGATAATAGCTTCTTCTTCAAGTGATGATGCATACTTAGTTCTACCATCATCATTGACTTGTGATATAAATACAACACCTATATTTAATTCTTTAGATAGCTGTGCCATTCTTGCTCCAAGAGATGTGAGTACAGAAGTAGCACCATCTACACCGGACTGACTAAGATAAGCTAGTCTTTGAACATGATCCACAAAGATATACTCTGCACCATACACAGTTGCAGCTAGTCTAGTATACTCCAATAGTTTAAGTGGATCATCATGTGACCTCATCTCAAATACTACTGTACGTTCACCTTCTGTAGCATCCTTTGCAGCTTTTATAACATCATCTTCTGATACTCTGTTTTCTTTTGCATCATCTTTAGTCCTGACATTAACACCAAGATGGTACGTAGCCATAGCTCTATAGGTAGTAGACTTCATCTCTTCCATATGTAGTAAAGCTATACGTGTATTAGGATGTTTGAGTAGACCAGTCTCAAAATATCTGACTACCTCTGTCTTACCTGTACCTCTTGGTGCTTTAATAAAAGTAAGACCACCTTTGACAACACCCCGTATCTTATCATCAAGTCCAGAGTGACCTGTTGGTATGTAATCATAAGGACTCTCTGTAAGTATCGCTTGTTCTACTTCTTCATCAGAACAAAAGAAGTTTTCTGGTGAATACCTCTGTGGCTTTTGAGCTGCCCAATACAGAGGTTCTATATCACCTGCTTCCAGAAATTCATTGGCATCTTTGTACTTAGACATTGGTACGTAGTAAAACTTTTCTGGCAGTGACTCATAGATTCTTTCAGCAGCTCGTCTACCTGCTTCATCAAGCTCACCTGCATAGATCACTTCCTTGAATGCATTAAGATAGTTATAATTATTCTTAATAAACTTCTCACCAATAGATGCAGATGGCAGAGACTTAACAGGAAACTTTTGTCTGAGTATCTGATACAAACTAGCTGCATCAAACTCACCCTCAGTAATATAAATCCTGTGTGATGATCCTTGATTAAACTCAGGACCAAACAGTTCATTCATACCCACACCCCTGTCTTTTATCCAAGACTTAGACTTGTCATTGTAGTCTCTATACTTGACAGTGTGTGGATACTTGTAGGCATAGCGAATAGGATTACCATCCTTATCAGTTTGTATTTGTATACCATACAGTTTACAAACTTCAGGATCAATACTACGTATGCCATCAAAGGTCATTCCGTTTACTTCTATATCCATTACATTTACTCTCCTCTTTACTGGATATCTATGTTGCACCCAATCAAATGTGCTTAACTTAGTCTTAGATGGATAGGATTCACCACAGCTATGACAATATCCATACCCATCATTGTGCCAGTTGAATGCATCAGATGATCCACAATCTACATAAGGACATGGTTGATGGGGGTTATCGTTCATTTAATCTCCTCTGCATCTTGTGTAAAATAATCTCTATGAACACAGTTCTGATCGTATTTACTTGGGTAAACTGATCCACCAAATTCTTCAGCTAATTCATAAGCTTTTCGTTCAGCATCTTCTACAGTTTCTGCTTTTATTTTAACAGTAACTCCCTCTTCAAAACATATTGAAACTCTATATGTTTTCATCAGAAATCTCCTTTCTTTTTTGGAATAGTATCAGTGATTAATATTAATATCAAGCAATACTTTTTCTTTTTTGTAATGCTTGATTGGCAGTGTTGTAATTATGTTTGTTGTATGGGTTAAGACTTTGTACATTCTTGTGACCTGTAACAGACATGATTGCTAGTTGATCTACACCACTCTCTATCATCTCATTGATAGCAGTCTTTCTTAGATCACCTGCTCTAAGGTCATCAGGAAGGTCACACAGAGCCTTAACTATATTAGTATACTCACCTACTTGGGAACAAGTATACGGCCTGTAGCACCCATCAGAAGCTCTGTGATAGGGTATTACATATTGTTGCCACCCCCAGTCTTCAAACTGTTGGTTAAGCATATCAATTATATTAGATGGTATTGGTAATACTACTGTAGCACCACGTTTACTTTGTGTTATTGTAATCTTTTTATCTTCAAAGTTGATACAATCCCAAGTTAAGTTACGTATATCAGCAGGTCTTTGTCCCCACTCGTAACACATCAGCACTAACAATCCTATATTCCTGTAATTAAAATGATTAAATGCAGTATCAAGGAATAATTCTACTTGACTTTTTGTCCAGACTACTGATCTAGGTTCATGATGTTCTTTCTGTACTTTAGACATGGGATTATTCTTTATCACATCAAGAGACACACAGTAATTTAATAATACAGATAACAATCTAGCATGAGTATTACCACTACTAACGCTAACTAACTCGCACCAAGTCTGATATGCTTCTGCACAATGCTGTGGGTTTATCGTTCCAACAGGTATATCACCGAAATCTTTACCAAATACTTTTGTTCTACACACGTAGTGTAACCCATAAGTGTAAGCAATTTCAGTATTATACGAGAGTCTCTTAAAGTGAAATGAGTCTCTGTAATGTGCAAATACCTGACGCAAAGTACTGCGAGAACCTATTCTACCTGCTTTGATCTCACCCTTCTTGTATTGTTCAATCAGTTTTAGTAGTTTAGGTATCTCATATCTGGCAGTTCTACCATCTTGGAATGTAACATTACTAACAACACCTGCAACTTTTACATCATCAGGTGGTGTAAATCTCCAAGATAAAGTACCATCAGCTTTACGATACTTAGTTGTATACTTAAACTCCATCATCAAACCTGTCTATATCTATATCACCTTGTGCATCTTCAATTAGCTGCATTGCAAACTTATAAATTAATTTTTCTTTTGGTGGGCCTTCATTCATGTGAGAAAACATTGTCTCTGCTTCTTCAAATGCCCACTCTCTTATGCTGTCTTCACTATACAAATCTCTCATCCTTTCTAAGTTTTGTTATCTTATCTCTAATAATAGTAACCATTTCATAACGACC